TAGTTTGGGGGTAACAGACTGGTCTTGATGTCGACGGACACAGGACGTCCAGAATGCGTCAAGTGCTCCCGATCCACAGCTGGCAAGCTGCGGTCGTCACTGCGAACCGTCTCCGAAAGGAGATTTTCGCGGTGCGTAAGGAAGTACTTCATTAAGGCAGGCCAAGAGTCCACACGATTGTATGGAATCTTGGTGGAGATAACGGCGCCCCTGACGAGGGGACGTTGCAAATCCTGGTCCCAATGAGTGGCAACTACTAAGTTGTCACTCCAAGACCATCTACCCAATAATGCGCTATTGCGACCCACATACGGGAAAGGGATAAATCCCTCTATCATATGGTCGATTTCATCGACGGTCCGCTCGTATCCCCTCTCAAAGAGGTGATTACGTAACGAGACCCAAGAAACAATAGCAGATGCATCCCTCCGTGACGAAGGAAGATCGCTCCGGACACGCGCCAATGTGACGTCGTGCCCTTTGAAATATTCCTTCCCACACGACTCTCTGAACAAACCAGTCCAGAAAGACTTGTGGCGATTGACTTTAAGACCGAAATCTTCAAGCCAGTTAATCACGGATAAGGCGTATCGTGCTGGGACGATTATATCGTCTCCATACACGCGCACCTTACCCACGTAGCTCTTAATCAAGCTACGTGTCAATTGTGTGTTAGACTCTTCAGCAATCGCGCAAAAGACCAAGGATAAAAACACCATGGCCTCAACGGGAAAGCATAGAGCCGAACCCATAGACGCGAACTTGGCTAGGGGTATAACCCCATAGCCAGGCACATCGGCCTTCCTAGAACGACAAGCATCAACACCAGCCCGAAGGTTGGGATGATTCTCGAACATTCTTTGTACATGCCGATAAGAAACGCGATCAGATGCCTCACTAAGATCTAGTGTGGCTAGACTCCCATCAAGAGAACCAAGCATCGCAAGATGCTGATTCATACCTTGATCGGGGCCATTGATAAAGCTGGACAAGAGGTCATCCTCATCCAGCAATTCGTTTAACCGCAGATGTATCGCCTGCTGCACATATTGCATGCAGACGGGCTCAACAGCGATTATCCGAGGCGTTTTTTGCGTTTTAGGGACTTCGATCACCCTAACAGGGATCTCGTCCTCAGGTTCGCGGTAAGTAATCCGGTCATCCTTCTCAAGTAGAGAAGAATAATTGGAAAAGCCATAATCCCCAAGGGGAAATTGGTCTTCCAATCTGGTTGTCCATTCTTGCAGGTCGTACTTCTTGTTTCCAAGAATCCGCTCTGCAGTGGTACCAGGACCATGCTTCGGCAACAAGGGCACTACTCGGTAGCCAAAAGCTCCCGTTGGTGCCTGTCTTCCCCAATAAATGGAATTATCCAAGTTGGAGAAAACATCGTCGAACAAGAGATGAGCAGCGCGCTTGAAGTTGTCGATTTTGTCGGCATACTCAGGCAAACGCATACGCTCATCACTTGAAATTACTTCCGTCTCACACTTGACGAATGAGGCAAAGGCCGCACCGACTCGCTCATCAGAGCAAGGTCGTTTTATCTTGGAGAACGCCAGACAAATCTGGCGAACCCCGCGAATCGCGGTAATGCTTGGATCGTCAAGTAACACACCACTGATAGGATCGAAGATTTGACTCAACATACCACCGAGAAATCGGGGTATGACGCCTTTATGGGAAAAACCCACAAAGAACGAGGAGTCTACAAAGCCTGCAGCCAGACCTCTTTCGAGGTCCTTCGCAAAACCAGGTAAGGTGATCGTCAGAAATGACTCACCCTCTTCTTCGATCCGACTAACGATCGTTTTATAATCGTTAGTGGTGCTGACGCAACACCAGCTGCCCGTTTCATTGAGCAGCGAGCGCAAGAACACAGTCAGGCTTTTCATTAATTGCTCCTTAAATAGAGTTAGTTAATCCATTAGCCATGACTCTCCTAGGGGCAGCACTCTTTAGAGTACTGCCCCGTCTCGCCTCCTAAAAATCAGGTCCGCGGAAGAGATACAAACCAAAGTTAGCTTCACCATCTATAGTGACGCTTCCAGTGGGTTGAAAACTCAGCTGTGAGACCTGCGTCGGCCTCCGGAATTCCGGAGTCCGACTAGGAGACCAATCGATAGAACGACGACGACCCCGGCCAAGCCGCATAGCACAGAAAGTGCTACGACGACCGAACCAGGGACTTCGATCAGTTCTCACCACCAAGAAGCTTGGTGGTGTTTGCTGCACTACTTGCTGTGAGCCAGGTCGTAAGACCGGTTACCAGAGTAGTGAGCTCAGCGACGGTGAACCCCGTAGGGGGAGCATCGACAACCAAGTACACCGAAGCGGAGTACTTAATGTTCTGAGCGCTGATCAGAGGATC